CAAAGGCTCTACTTTGTTGCAAGTAAATTAAGGGTCTCTAAAAACTAAGAAAAGTTCAAAAATCCGTCCTCCGTAATCCAGGGTCGTGTCCATTGACATGCCTAATCCGTTTCCGGAATCAAATTCCATACTGTTGTTCACGTATATCATCCCAAGAGATGTATACTCCTTTGGTCCCAAGCTTGCTCAATTCACAGTTCACTCGTGACTGAAATTTAGCGTAAAAGCTTTTTCCATAACCCCACAGATGTTGTAGGGCATTCCGGACATTCTCACGCAGAGCGTCTTCCTCGTCTCCGCCTTCGCGTATCCAGTTGATTTCCTCCATTGCCGTCTTCTCCTCTAACGGAGTCACAACGATGTTGTAATCTTTCCATTCTATCCACTGACGTTTCAAGAACGATGTTTTTGTGTAAGGAGAAAGTGGTGTGATTTCTCCTGTCTTGTCTGCTGGTGTAAACACTATGCCGTGCCGCCTGAAGAAAGCCTCCAGCGTTAGTCGATTGAAAACTTCCAATCCTTTGCTACTTCCCGAAGCTATGAAGTCATCACCGTAAACAACAAAGTTTATGTGTTCATCCATAGACTCGAAATCTCGCAATTTCTCGGGAGCTAGACTTCGCCATGCAATCCTCATATACAAACAATTAATGATTGAGTTAACAACCACTGTTAAGGGATGTCCAGATGGTATTCCACAATGCGTTTCGTAGATGGTATTCATTACGAGATGGCGCACATGTTGAATTGATTCGAACAGCGCCTTCCTCATAATCTTGTGAATTGGGTCAAACCCCTCCTGGTTCCGGTACCAAAACTCGATCACGCGTCGCGTCGCCTCCTTAACTTGATTGTTCACCTTCCCATCAAAGTTTGAAAAGTCTCCATCAATGAACACTCTCCCCTTACTACTCAACCGAGTAAACAATGCATTCCCTTCCAAGGAATCCATGTTTATTCCCACTGCATGGTCTAATTTCAAGCGCGCTGCATAGAATGCTGCACTAAAATCCAACGTCAACATACGACAAACAATCGTATAGTCCACCGGACAAATTTCGAACATTCGTGTCTTCCCAACTGGAATCTTTGCTAATGGTCTGCGCTCATCCTTCAGGCAATCTGCCCAAAGAGTGTGTGGCACAACACCCTCGCTCATCAACTTTAGTCGGGCTTCTACTGCCGTTCGCAATTTCTCACAAGGAACTAAATCCGGTTCGTTGCCGTCTGATTTGTCTTCAAATAGCCAGCGCTTGTTCTTACATCCTGTTGGCCTTGAGAGTATCCACGGATATCCTTCCGAGCTATCCATGTTCATTCTGTCATAATAGTCGATTGGCAGTCCATTCACAGCTTCTTCTACTGTTCGCATTCCCACTTCTCCATGAAGCGGTTCAGCTAGTAGAATCTGCTGTTTCATGAAAGCTACTGCAGC